AAGAAAAACCAGATGAGTTTGGTAAAAAATTCTCTGAGAGGTTTAAGGTAAAGTATAATAAAAGGAGATAAGTATGTTTAAAAAAATTGTTGCTTTCTTTATGCTGCTAGCATTAGCGGCACGGCCTTCTATTGCCCAAAATCAAGATGAAAGTTTTACCGCAGTCTCTGAGGGAGAGATCACTCCATTCAGTGGATTCCTATTTACTCCAGATGGACTAGCAAGAATCTACACTACAGTAGAAGAAGAAAGAAAGAGAAGAGAAATACAGTATAATGCACAACTAGGTAAGCTAACTATAGAGATAGATAGAGTAAATAGCCTAATGAGAACTGAAATTAGCTCAAGAGATAGGTTAATTTTAGATATTACTACTCAAAAAAATGAGACTATAGCTGATCTTTCAGGACAATTATCATTAACTCCGTGGTATACTGCTGGTGCTTTTTTAGCAGGAATATTATTAACTGGCACAGTGTTTTACTTTGCAGTTGGAGCAGTTAAATGAAGCATGATTTAAACTATATTGCAGCGTTAGAGAAAGCAATTTCAGAAAAGTACGGAGAAATAGCAGCAGCAAATCCAAGAGCTAATTGGAATGAAGAAAAAGAGAAAGAGTATCTCGAGCAATCTAAAGAAAAAGCAAAAAAAGAGGCAGAAGCAGACAATACCCAGGAATATATACAATTAGATGGGATTTTAATACCAAAGAAACTAATTAATAATAACAATAAAAGGAAATGCGAGTATTGTAATAGATATTCATTCAATAGAAATGATGACCTCTTCCTCACAAAATATGAAACATGCTATAAATGCTATGTGGTTTATATAGAAGATAGAGAGGAAAGATGGAAACAAGGCTGGCGTCCAAATAAACCGGAGCAAAAATAATGGCATTATCAGTTTATGAAGTTGTAAGAGGAATCTCTGAAGCTATCAGCAATATTCATCACGGTGCTATAGATGAAAATGGTAAAAAAGTTGAAATTGGCTTAAAGCGCGAAGATCAACCAATTAAAGATCAAAGAGTTATGGATGGTTTTGGCGTTTCTCTGCATGGGAACATGCTTGTATTAAGATACAATAGCCATGAACCACTCAGCAATCTACACGAAAAGCGCTTTGAGAAGGAAATGGAACGCAGGATTCAAGATATTAGAGTGTTTATCCAGAAGCAATTCCAAAAACACACAGGCGCCACTCTAAGATTAAAAGATGTAGACGAAGTAAAGATCATTGTTGAAACAAGTAATAGAGTTAAAGCAATGATCAAAGCAATGATGGCCTATGAAATCTTAAATCTAAAAGATAAAGTTGATATGGTTGGGTGCTATAGCTGCACAGATAAGTTAGAAGAGATTGAGGCACGTAATAAAGCAATGATGAAAAAAGCACTAAAGCCAAGAAATGTTACTCGTAAAGAAAAATAAGAGATGAAGCATGAATATGGAACTAACTCTGGAGGAAATAAAATCTGAAATATTAAAGAGTGGAAAAAATCCAACATATTTCTTACGTAACTATGCAAAGATTACACATCCAGACAGAGGAAATATTGCATTTAAAACATACCCATTCCAGGACGACTTATTAAATAAGTTTCGTGATCACAGATTCAATGTTATAGCAAAAGCCCGCCAGCTTGGTATTTCAACCATAGTGGCGGGCTATATTGCTTGGATGATACTTTTCTACCGTGATAAAAACGTACTTGTCATGGCTACTAAATATAGCACAGCAAGCAATATGGTTAAAAAAGTAAAGCATATATTAAAAAACTTACCAGATTGGCTAACAATAGCCAAGGTTACAATAGACAACAAACATTCATTCGAGTTATCAAATGGTTCTCAAGTTAAAGCTATTCCTACTTCTGAAGATGCCGGTCGTTCTGAAGCTGTTTCGCTTCTTGTTGTAGACGAAGCTGCACACGTTGACAATATGGATAGCATATGGACAGCTATCTATCCTACTATTTCTACTGGTGGACGTTGTATTGCGCTTTCTTCTCCAAACGGTATTGGTAATTGGTTTCATAGAACTTATGAAGATGCCCTAAATAATCAAAATGCATTTATTGCAACTTCATTACCTTGGAACGTACACCCAGAACATAATCAGGAATGGTTTGAAAACGAAACTAAGAACCTTGGAAGACGAGAAATAGCACAAGAGTATCTTGTTTCATTTAATGCATCAGGTGAAACAGTAATTGATCCAGAATTTATTGAATTACTGCGAAGAAGTGTAAGCGATCCAGCAAAAAAAAGCTGGATGGACCGCAATTATCATGTTTGGAAACCTTATAATTATCAAAGCAAGTATTTAATCTGCGCAGACGTTGCCCGTGGCGACGGTCAAGATTACTCAGTATTCCACGTTATGAATGTTAGCTCAATGGAACAGGTTGCAGAGTATCAGGGCAAGGTAGAGCCAGAAAATTTTGTTAAATTATTATTTGACACAGGTGTTGAATATGGCAACGCTCTTATGTGTGTAGAAACAAACAACATAGGACATAGCGTTGCATCTAAATTGGTAGAAATGGGATATAAAAACATGTACTACTCACATAAGAGTAGCCATGAATATATACATCCCAACGCCGCTATAGGCAACAGTAATGTTGTGCCAGGTTTTACAACATCTGTTAAGACAAGGCCGCTTATTATTGCAAAGTTAGATGAGATGATAAGGAATAAAGTAGTAAATATCAACTCTGGACGACTAGTTAGAGAGCTAGAAAAGTTTGTTTGGATCAATGGTAGACCAGAAGCACAAAAAGGATATAACGACGATCTTGTTATGGCACTAGCAATCGCATGTTGGGTGCGAGATACTACTTTAATTAACAACCAAAAAGATATAGAATTAAATCTTGCAATACTCAAAAGCATTTCTGTAGGTAAAACAGTATTGAACACATCAATACCAGGTATGTATAACAATAAACAACTTGAAACTGACAATACTAAAAAAATGTATAAAGAATTTGCATGGATTTTAAAAGGATAAAGTATGGCTGATCAAAGAAGAAATATAAAAAATAAAGACTCAAGACTGTTTAAGAGCTTAACAAAGCTTTTTTCCGGTCCTATTGTTAGTTTTCGCCAACAAGCACAATTAAGATTTCGTCGTCGTGACTTAAATAAGTTTGACTTTAATAGTGCAAGCGGAAAACAATTCCAAAAAAGCTCATATAACCCATTTGAAGCGATTCAAGCAAACATCATGGCTAACCAAAGCCGTGCAGAGCGTTATTCTGATTTTGATCAGATGGAATATACACCAGAAATCGCATCAGCGCTTGATCTTTATGCTGATGAAATGACAACACATACGTCTATAGATGATATGTTGCAAATAAATTCAACAAATCAAGAGATAAAAAGCATACTACACAGTCTTTTTCATGACGTTCTTAATGTTGAATTCAATCTCTATGGCTGGTGTCGCACGATGTGTAAGTTTGGAGATATGTTTTTGTATCTTGATGTCGACCCAGAGCTAGGTGTAAGAAATGCAATAGGCTTACCATCACCAGAAATTGAACGCCTTGAAGGTCAAGATAGAACAAATCCATCTTATGTACAATTTCAGTGGAACAGCGGCGGTTTAACTTTTGAAACATGGCAAATTGCTCACTTCCGCATTCTTGGACAAGATAAGTATAGCCCATATGGAACATCAGTATTAGAGCCAGCACGTCGTATCTGGCGTCAGCTTAACCTATTAGAAGACGCAATGATGGCATATCGCATTGTTCGCGCGCCAGATCGTCGTATTTTCTATATCGATGTCGGAAATATTAGCCCTGAAGACGTTGAACAATTCATGCTACGCATTCAAAATCAAATGAAGCGTAATATGATTGTTGATCCAACAACAGGTCGTGTTGATCTTCGCTATAACCCAATGAGTATTGATGAAGATTACTATATCCCAGTGCGTGGACAAACAAATACAAAGGTAGATACGCTAGCTGGTGGAAACTTTGTTGGCGATATTGATGACGTTCGTTATCTACGAGATAAATTATTCTCGGCACTAAAGATTCCACAATCTTA